AGGCACTGACCTTGCAGAAGTTATGACCACCATCGGCAAGGCAACTCAGGGTCAGACGAGAGGTCTCAAGGCGCTCGGCATCCAGGTCTCCAAGAACGCCACCTTAGAGGAGATTCTCACGGCCGCGACAGAAAAGTACGGCGGCACCGCCGCAGAGATCGCTAACTCAACGAGCGGCAAGTTCGCTCGATCCCAGGTGCGATTCAACGAGACGCTGGAGGAGCTTGGCTATCGGCTGCTACCAACAGTCAACAAGGTGATGGATTTCCTCGCCAAAGAAGCTCTGCCAGCATTCGAAGCAATCGTCCGCACAGTTGGTCCAGTGCTTGACGATCTAATCACTAACTATGTAGCGCCTCTGGTGCGCTCCTTCGGCGAGCTGGGCGCGGTCTTTGAGGAAGGTGACATCAACCTGCTCGTGATTGCGATGGAGCCGCTCAAGATCTTCCTAGAGGCACTGAGGATCACGGTTGATGCGATTGTCGTTGGACTCAGGACGCTCTTTGCCGCGCAGGGCAACCTAGGCAAGGCTGGTACGACCTCTGCTGGATACTCGCCGTACCTTGCCAACGCAGTCGCCTCTGGAACCTTTGTTCCACCGATGGGAGGCGGAGCTACCACCAACAACATCTTCATCGGCACAGGCAAGGTGGACACCGTCGTGACTGACTCGATCAACCGAACTGGAACCTTCAAGCGAGGCCGCTAAATGGCGAACCCATTCAGCCTGATCGTGGCTGGCGTAGACAGCGGCGCGAACCTTCTTGACCTTCCAGCTCCAAGCGCTACGACCACGCCGTATGTCGATCTTGGCAGTCTCTCGCTCACGCTCTCAGGCGACGGCAACGGCGGCTCAATGCAGTTCGATGTGATTGAGACCAAGACCCCAGTCGCAGGACCGTGGTGGCGCTCTGGCGCAGTCCACGACAACGCGCGCGTCCAGTTCTTTGATAGCCGCTACAGCGTCTCGTCACCGATCTTCCTTGGCTATGTGACCGGCATTGATGCGCGGATGTTGGAGAACGGCCTTGGCTCGCGTGCAACCGTTAGCGTTGAGGATGCAGACGGCTGGCTGCAAAAGACCATCATCCGCAACGGCACGACAGGTATCCGAGCGACCTCCTTTGTGGACTCGTTCACGCTTGGCTCGTCTACCTCTACCGACAGAGACATCATCAACGGCTTGCTGGCTCGCGTAAACACACAGGTCAACGATGCGACCACTCGACAGATCCTAGACACGAGCGTGATCAGCGGCTCTACGCGAGCGATCTACACAGGCTCCGCGCAGACCATCGGCAAGCAGACCTTCAAGGCATCAACGCTGCAAAGCGCTTTGGATCAGGTTGCTGAGGCAGCTGGCGGCATCGCTGACATTCAGTACCGCTACTGGGTTGATACCGATGGGCGACTGAACTACGGACCAAAGACCGTAGCGCCGACCTACGCCACGGCACCGGCAGAGATCGTCACCGATCCTGCAAGCGTGCAGACTGGGAGCGGCTCCACCGTGACGCGCCTGCTGGCGCGCGATCTCACCGTCAACCTTGACCACTCGGACATCGTCAAGGGAATCTTTGTGCAGGCTGACTCAGCCTATGCGCGCTACGACAGCAATCAGACCTTCCCAACTGCTCCAACCAACGACCCATACTTCCGCACCTACACAGGAACCTACAGCCGCAACGGCGCTGGGCTTGCGAGTCGCAGCGGTCCTCTGGCGCACGAAGTGTTCAGCGCGCCAAAGATTGTCGCCAAGGCGGATCGCGGCGCAACCGTCGGCGCTCTTGCTCGCGCCACGATGGTGACGCGCGGCAAGCCAGTACGCACCGTCTCGTTCACCATTGCCGGTGGCGACCTGTCGCAGACTTCTGCGCCAGACTGGGAGTACGGCTTCACTCAAGGCTACGCTCTGACGGCAGCGGCAACCTACACGCTGGTCAAGGCGTGGCTCCCTGGGCAGTATGTGAAGCTCACCGCTCCAGCGCTCGACCTTTCTGCCGCTATTCTCTACATCCCCACCGTGACGATGCGCTTCGCTGAGGGTGGCGGAACCTACCAAGTCCAGTATGAGATCCAGGCGGACTTCCGCCGTCAGTATCTGAAGGGGCTGCGCGGCCTCATTGCAGGAGAGTAGAGATGGGTAAGTACGGCACAAACCTAGAAGGCTTCGGAGCGTTTGAGGGTGGAGTCAACGCAGACAAGGGCGCACCGCTCGTCAGCACATCGAGCGATGGCGAGACCGCGCTGCTCTTTGGTCCAGCTGCGCTTCGAGAGATTCAGGCTGGCGTTGCCAACGGCGACTTCGCCATTCCGCCGGATGCAGCAGGCGACACGATCACGGCAGAGAACCCACTGCCGTACTGGACCTTCACGGATGTCAACAGCGCAGGGGCGATCACTTGCGCTATTGAAACCGCTTCTAGCCCAGTATCAGCCTCAGGCAATGTATTGCTTTGGACGGTTGCAGCAAATACGCCAACTGATAAAACGGCAACGATTTCTCGTTATGTTCCAGTACCATCATCACGAGACGAAGCGTATTCATCTTGGCTTGAGTTGACTGCGGTTGGCGATAATCACACCGATCGCAAAGTGACTATTAGTTTGCGTTTCTACACATCTGATTTTCAAGCCCTAGGAACAGAAATCACAAGAACATTTAGTTTTGCAGACTTTACAACTACTCGCACTGGTACTTTCTTGTATGGCGATACATCTACTAGGCTCATTTACCAGTCCACGGCATCTTTTGTAAAGATTACTATCTCGATTGAGACAACTGGGACCAATGCATCTCAATCAAAAATCAGGTTTTTTGAGGTGAAGATCCTAACTGGTCAGCCAATGCTTCTTATTAGCCCAAGGACTAGACTGGTATCTGCAGGTCCTGCATCAATCTGGAAAGAATCAGACGCGCTATACATCTCTGCGGATATCCCAACTACGGCATCGTCTCTAGGGGTTCTATCAACAACTCGGCCATACATCAAACTCGATGGAAGCGCGATTACGGTCGGTGGCGATCTCACCGCCACTGGCAGCATCACCGCCGGCGGCGCAAACTCCTTGTATGTATCGCGTGCCAGCGTTGCATCAGCTGCTCAGTCGCTGACAAATAACACCTCAACGACCATCTTGTTGGACACGGCAAGCACCACACCGACCACTGGAACCTATGATCCGAAGAGTTGGTTCAACAATGCCAACGACCGCATCGCGGTTGGGCAGGCTGGCTTCTATTGCATCACTGCAAACATTGCCTTCGCTGCCAATGCGACTGGGCGGCGTATTGTAGAAATCAGAGTGAACGGAAGTGAAGTTGCCGCAACTTCTGTTCTTGCCTCACCTGCCGGCTCATCAATCATTTCTGCAACAACCAACCTGTATCTTGCAGCTGGTGATCTCGTGACAATGAATGCGTTGCAGCAATCAGGCGGCGCCCTGAATACGGTTGTTGTTGCTGGTTTTTATCCTGCTCTTAGCGTCGGAAGGATCGGTGCCTGATGGACGCTGAACTACAGGCACTAAACGAAGCGACTGCGGCCGCTGTTGCCCAAGGCTTGCAGGTCATCCTGCTTGATCAGATTGACGGCGTGTGGACTGCCATTGCATCCGACAAGATGGAAGGCGAGTCGCTGGTCACAGGTACCGGCGCAACTCGAACAGCTGCGCTGCTCGCGCTGACCGCCGCGCTGGAGTCACGATGACCCCACGCCAGATTGATCAACTGATCGAGCGCCTGGACTCGCACTCGGCGAAGCTCGATCAGGTGCGCTCAGATGTGGACAAACTCAAAGGAGGACTAGTGGCTATCGGTGCGCTGTTGTTCAGCGTGCTGATTCCACTACTCGCATCGCTGCTCGCTAAGTGAAGCGCGCCGCGTTCCCACTGCTAGGGATCATCTTCAGCACGCTCATCTTCCTGCCTATCGTGCGCGCCACTGAGGATCTGCCACAGCAGGGCGTGACGATGACGGTCTACCCAGAGATGTCGTGGCCATTCGAGCCGTGGGTCACACCACCGACAAGCGAGCCGTGCTACTCCGCCGTGGTGCCAAACATCGACTACGACTGGGGTAGCGCTCCACCGGCAGAGGGGTGCCCAGGCGACTTCTTCGTGATCAACTTCACAGGCTGGCTGACCGTGCCAGAGAGCGGCCAGTGGGAGTTCCTCAACTGGAGCGACGATGGCTGGAGGATGACGCTAGACGGCGTTCTGACGCTTGATGACTGGAACTTCCACGGCTGCGGTGGTCACTGGTCTGGACCCAATGAGGGCTACTCGCAGCTCGTCGCAGGTCAGTCCTACGCGCTCGATATCTGGATGTTCGAGTGGGGCGGTGGCGCGTGTGCGCGCCTGGACTACGGATCGCCGAGCGGCTACGGCGTTGTGCCAACTGAGTGGCTGACTACCAGCGCGCTACCAACGCCAGAACCATCCCCATCGATTGAGCCTTCACCTGAACCATCTCCGAGTGTTGAACCAAGTCCTGAGCCGTCGCCGAGCGAAGAGCCGTCGCCGTCTCCAAGTCCAAGTCAGGAGCCATCCTATGAACCTTCACCTACACCAACCCCAGAGCCGTCACCGACTGCCACACCCCAGCCGTCGCCCACGGCCGAGCCGTCGCCAGTTCCTACTCCGACAGTCACCCCTACTCCTACTCCCACTCCTGTACCTACTCCTGAACCGTCAGTAGAACCAACGCCGACCGAGACTCCGACACCTGAGCCAAGCGTGGAGCCAACGCCTTCACCATCACCGTCACCAGATAACATTGCGGAAGAAGCAGCAGCGGTCGTTGGTGAGACAATCGCAGCAGTGAGCGAAGCAGTCGGAGAGGCGGCAGCCGCAGTAGCGGAGACCGTCACGCAGGCTGTGGAAGCCATCGCCAATCTCGGCAAGGATCTCTCTCCGGTCGAGAAAGAGAAGGCTGCACCGGTCGCCATCGCCATCATCGTCGGTCAGGTAGCCAGCGCGGCCGTCGCCGCAGCATCCACCGCCAGTGCAGCAGCTGCAAGCGCAGCGAGAAAGGCAAGCAAGTGATCAAGCGATTCATCAACGATACTGTGCAGGGAAGCTTCACGATTCTTGGGCTACTTT